AGGTAAACCATTCAGAACACCTGGTGGTCCTAAAAAGTTTTCTGTTTATGTTAAAAAACCAAATGGTAATGTTGTAAAAGTAAACTTTGGTCACAAGGGTGAAGGTGGTAAGAAAACTATGCGTATCAAAAAAAGTAATGCTGCTCGTAGAAAATCATTTAGAGCAAGACATAATTGCCAATCTCCTGGACCAAGATATAAGGCAAGATATTGGAGTTGCCGTTTTGGATGGCCTTCAAGTGGCAAGGGTGCAATAGATAAAACATAATATATGAACGCAACAACATTTAAGTCGATGTTAAAACCAGAAATGGGAACAAATAATGTTACCGATACAGACCATGCTGCACAAATTCTTGCAGATGCGTATGATTTGGCAAACATAGGAAGTAGTTGTACATTTTTTGGTTCTACTGTTACTGGTGGTGATAAATCATCGTTAAAAACTATGTTGAAAACCGCATTTGATGTAAATAAACTTACCAATTCAAAAGACGGATTCATACTAATGGCAACTGGTTTTTGTTCATACTGGTTGACTGCAACATTTACTCCACTACCAATGATGCCTCCTTGTATCGCACCACTAAAAGGCACAACAGTTTTATTTCCTGGAAATCCAGATGATTTAGAAAAGGATTTAAAAATTGCATTTAATCAACCCGATTTTGATTCATTTGTAAATTTTTTATACAATACACTTGTTAGCCATCAAACAACAATAGCTGGAACATATAACGGAAATGTGCCGGCAATACCTTCACCTATTCCTGCTATATTGCCTTGGGTTGGAATAATATCTGCACCAACACCAACATCAGGATCTGCATCAGCAGGATCAGCTGGTTCGAGTGGATCAGGTGGAACTGGTTCAACCGGTGGAACCGGTTCAACAGGTGGAACATCATCAACAGACGGAACTGGTTCAACAGGTGGAACAGACGGAACTGGTTCAACAGGTGGAACATCATCAACAGGCGGAACAGACGGAACTGGTTCAACAGGTGGAACATCATCAACAGGTGGAACATCATCAACAGGTGGAACTGGTTCAACAGGTGGAACATCATCAACGGGCGGAACTGGTTCAACAGGCGGAACTGGTTCAGAAAATGATATTGGAACAAGTAATCTTTCAGATTTGGACATAAAATATGACTTTGTAAATTTTGTTTATTTAGTAAATAATATCACAAATGTTGATGTTTTAGTTTCTTTCTTACAAGGAAATGCTCGTAATCTTCCTCAAACTGTTAAAATAATAGCAGGAACTAATCCAGACATGATTCAATACTTTGGATTGTTTTCCAATGAAAATAAAAAACGTATGTATAGAATATACGATGAACTAATTGTAAATAATAATTTAAAATTAGATGATATAACAGGATATGTTAAAATCGGCGATGTATTATTGTAAGATATACCATATTTATGTGTATGACAAAACTACAAGAAAATATGGTTAAAAAAATTATTCGTGAATATGTAACAACATATTTAATCGAAGGTAAGAAACCCAGTGGAGGATTGACTCGTTGGTTTAGAGACCGTTGGGTTGATATTTCTCGTAAAAAGAAAAGTGGTGGGCATCCTCCATGTGGCGCTTCTGCTGGAAGTAAATCAAGAAAGGGTGGAAAGAGAGCATATCCAAAATGTGTACCTGCAAGTAAAGCTGCAAGTATGTCATCAAAACAAAAGAAAAGTGCCGTAATACGAAAAAGAAAAAAAGGTGCAACTAGTCGTGGTAAGGCAAAAATGGTTTCAACATTCACAAAAGGTTAGTTATGGAAAATGTTTTGACACAAAAAATTGGCAATTACATAAAAATGTTTGCCATAGGATTGTTTGCAATAATATTTATTTATATTGTATATGACAACAGTCGTTCAAAAGAACAAATAAGAGTTTCAACAAAAACAAAAGATAGTTTGGAAGCTCTAATAAACAAATATGAATTTGATTATACATCATTAAAACAAAAGGCAGATGAATTAGATTCTATTATAAAAGTCAAATCAGAAAATATCCGTATTGTAAAAGAAAGATTTTACATTTATCGTGATAGAAAAATTACAAATCCAGATTCCGCTACAAAGTTTGTTAAAGATTTTATTAAAGAGTAAGTTATGAAATATATTATCGCATTACTTTTCATGGCATCCACTACATTTGCTGCTGAAAAAGATTCACTTGTTTGTTTTAGTAAATCCGAAGTAACTAAATTGGCAAACAAAATTCAACTCCTAAGAGATTCCGTTGAATATCTACAAACGGTTGTAAATGTACAAGACACAGTTCTTGATTTACATAATTCTCGTTTTGATTATTACAATCAACAACTTAAAAATAGAAATGCAATCATAGATGCTTGTCAAAAAAGAAGTGTAGAACTTGAAAAAATCAATGAAGAATTACAACCTCGTTGGTATGACAATAAATTTCTTTGGTTTTTTGGAGGAGTTGGAACTGTTCTTGGAATAATCTTTGCAGTACAATGAGTCAATCTACCAAAAACTTAAAAGATATTATCAAAGAAGAATATGCCAAATGTGCGGCAAATCCTGTATACTTTATGAAAAGGTATGCAAAGATTCAACATCCAACCCGTGGCAAAATACTTTTTGAATTATACCCGTTTCAGGAAGATGTTCTCAAAGAATTTAATAGCAACAGATGGAACATTGTATTAAAATCTCGTCAGTTGGGAATATCCACACTAATTGCAGGATATTCACTTTGGATGATGTTATTTAATCAAGATAAAAACATTTTGGTTATTGCTACAAAACAAGAAACTGCAAAAAACTTGGTAACAAAAGTTCGTGTTATGTATGATAATATGCCGAGTTGGTTAAAGACAGGTGTTCAAGAAGATAACAAACTTTCTCTTCGATTTAAAAATGGTTCACAAATTAAAGCTGTTTCTGCTGCCGCTGATTCTGCTCGTTCTGAGGCACTTTCACTTCTTATCATAGACGAGGCCGCCTTTATTGATGATATAGATAGAATATGGGCATCTGCACAACAAACACTCGCTACCGGCGGAACTGCCATTATTAACTCTACTCCAAATGGTGTTGGTAACTTCTATCATAAACAATGGGTAAAGGCGATAACAAAAGAAAGTGCATTTAATCCAGTGGAATTATTATGGCAAGTTCATCCAGACCGTGACCAAAAATGGCGTGATGAACAAGACATACTATTGGGTCCTGATATGGCAAAACAAGAATGTGATGGAAACTTCCTTGCATCTGGTCGTGCAGTAATTGATGGTGAACTTGTCCAATGGTATGAACAAACTTATGTATGTGAACCGAAAGAAAAACGAGGTGCAGAAGATGCATATTGGATTTGGGATTATCCTGATTCAAGTAAAACATACATGGTTATTGCTGACGTTGCTCGTGGTGATGGAAACGATAACTCTGCATTCCATGTGATTGATGTGGAAAACATGGAACAAGTTGCAGAATATAAAGGTAAACTTGATACAAAAACTTATGGTAATATGTTAGTATCAGTTGCAACAGAATATAACGATGCACTACTTGTAGTTGAAAATGCTAACATTGGATGGGCAGTAATTCAACAAATTATTGATAGAGGTTATCCTAATCTTTATTACACATACAAAGAGGATGGTTATACCGATCCGTCTGTTCATATTCCAAGAGGGTATGACTTAAAAGACAAATCACAAATGGTTCCTGGATTTACTACAAGTGCAAAAACAAGACCACTTCTTATTTCAAAGTTGGAAACATATTTCCGTGAAAGGTTGCCAATAATAAAATCTTCAAGATTAACACAAGAACTGTATGTATTTGTTTGGAATGGAGCAAAGGCAGAAGCACAAACAGGATATAACGATGACTTGGTTATGTCATTCTCCATAGGACTTTGGGTTAGAGATACTGCACTAAAACTTCGTCAAGAAGGTTTAATGAAAACTCGTATGAGTTTAGATTATATGGGTAAGGCATCAATTCCACATAAACCATCATATCATTATGGTGATGATAGTAATGGTTGGAGTATGAATGTAAACGGTCAAAATGAAGACCTAACTTGGTTGATAAAATAAGGTGTTTACATTTTTTCCTACATATTTATATTAAGTTTATATTACATAAAATAGGTGACAAATGGCTCAAAACAAATCATTATTTGACAGATTGAAAACACTTTTTTCCACGAATGTTGTTGTAAGAAATGTTGGTGGTAAAAAGTTAAGGGTTGTAGATACTGCCCGTTATCAAG